ATTTAAACGAACCAGATTTATTATTTAGAACACTTGAAGCTTTAGATGTTCGACCGCATTTGTCAAATATACAATAAGTAATTGAATCTAACATGGTAGACTTTCCAGAGGCATTAGGTGCAAATATGCCTAACACTCCTCGCATATTTGTAAAGTCAATTACATTATCTACACCATAACTAAACATATTTGAAAATTCAAACTTCTTTGGAATCCAAGATACATTTCTAGAAATTTCCAAACTAGGTAAACTGGAATTTACTGTACGATTTACATGACGAATTCCGTCTAACATTATATCGTCAAGTGCAAATTTATTTTCTAAATACTTTGTAATTAATTCATTTTGATATTCAACATCTCGTACATCACCGATATTAATTCTTTGCACTCGAGTTTTATTTTGAGTGAAATCATTTATTTTTTGTATGGTATATTCTTCAATGTTAAAATTAGATTTGACATCTGCAATAATTTTTTTCAAATCAGCCGCATCTGTGTTTTTAACTTTAACGCGCAGACGAATTATTTTATCATTTAATTCTGCCGGCATTGGAGGTTGAATTCCATTTTCAACTTCCATTGTATAATAACAAAGATCATTTGGTATAGCTACAAACTCAGATGTGCAAGTTGCTGTATCCCAAACTAACATTCCATGTATTAAAGCTTCTGCGTGATTTTGTTGAATAAGCGACCCACTATATTTTATCGCAGGTTTTATTCGTTTTATTTTTATCTTTTTATTCATATAATAGTGTTTGTAACTTATCAATAGTCATAAATTTTATATCCGATTCCCAAATTCGTATTAATTTCCAATCCGAGTTTTTTACTAAATAGATGATACAACAAAATTACATACATTCCCAGCCTTCTTTTAAATATTTGTCTAAATCAACTTCATCAATTTCTAATTCTTCATATGAATATTCTTGTAAAGTCTGAGCTGGCTTATGAATATCTCCTAATAGCGTTAATTTATATCCATCAAACATATCAATATCAACGTGGTCATTTTGAAGACGAAATCCAATATCAGTCATTGCATTGTTAACTGCACCGTGATGTAATGCAATTTTGTAATCTGCAGTAAATGAATTAGCTTTAATAAAGTCCTTTGGTTTGTCAAAAACAGACATAACTACAAAGTGTTTATCAGCTATTTGATATACCCCAGAATCTTTGAGATAATGTAAATTTGGATGATTAAGTGCGTTAACAATTGGAGTTAAAGCATCTAACCTAGATTTGTTATTTAAGTTAGCATCATGATTACCAGTAATTAAAATGGTAGGCGCTACATCAGCAAACTGCTTGAAAAATTCCTGCACAGACTGAACCAATTCAGGTGTCATATCCGTCTTTGCATGAACAATATCTCCTCCTAAAAATATAATATCATTTGGCTTTAACGTAGATTTTATAGCGTCTACTGTTCTACTAAATACTGTTTTATATTCTTGATGTCGTTTAAGGTTTCGAATATGCACATCGCTAATATGATAAATTTTTTGTATAGTATCAATTCCGATGTTTATTTTTTTAATTTCTATCATAGTCCTAATTTATATTCAATAAACTTTGAAAATGTAAATGGTTCTGTTTTTTTAATTAGTTCACACATTTTTACAAACCCTATTTCAGCAGGATCTTTTTCATGTAAGTCGACAAAATAAACTTGCACTCCATTATTCATGAAGTATTCTGCATGCTCTAGAGCTTGCTTTTGTGCGTCTTTATCTAAACAAATGTACAATTTTTCTACTTTATTTTCAATTATTTTTTTACGTAAATCCTCTGATATAGTTTTACCAAATAATGGAATTGCATTTCTTCTTACTGCAATTGCATCAAACGATCCTTCAACTAACACTATTGGAAGAGACCAATTAATAAATAGTTCAAATCCAACTATATTTTTAGATACTTCAGGGTTTTTATGCTTAAATGATTCAACATCATAATAAGCTCTTCCTACGAAATAATTTAATTTTCCTGCCTCATCATACGAAGGAATAATAATTTTTTTACTATATTCTCCGGTCTCGCAATATCCTATATTATACTTTACTATTTCAGAAAGTGACACTTTTCTTTTAGATCGTAAATAATAAATCGCATTTTTATATTCAATTGAATCTGAAGATTTATACAATGGAATAAACTCTTTAGGCAATTCTACAACTGTCGTACTTTGATTTAAACTGTCAATATGTCTAGAGCTATATTTGGGTTGAAGGTTGAGAACATTGTATAAATCCGTTAGTTTTTCACGGCTTACGTTTAATGTTTTGAATAGCGTAGATAGCTTTTTACCTGCTTTGTTACAAACCCAACAGTGCCATGGATTTTCACCTTTATCACTGGTAATAGTTTGAACTTCTAACTTCTTTTTAGGAGATTGACAAAATGGACAATGATAAGCTATGTGTCCTTTATTTGTAGTTTTACCTTTACCTAAAACAGAATCTATTAATTGAATCAGTCTAGTATTTATCATCAAAGATTAATATAGTATAATCTTTTCTAACTAACAAATTTATTTTAACCAATCTGCAGGTATATCTTTATCAGCAAACTTAAACCCATGTTTAATACACCAATCTGCGTATGTAGTTTTAGAAGCTTTACTAATTCTAGCACGTGAATTTTGAAACAAAAACCTAATGTCCAATTCAGGATGTTGTTGCTTTATTAGTAAATGTTTTCTGCGATCTGCAGTTAGAAATCTTCCTTTAGTTTCTACAAATATGCCATTAGGCAACCTAAAATCTGGATGATATTTATGCTGCGTTTCTGGTTTAGTATATTTGATAATATGCTTTTCATATTCTCCATCTATTCCTTTAGATTTAAGTGATTCATCTATTTGCATTTCCAAGCCACTACGAAATCCATACTTCGCCGCTACTTGTTTTGTGCTAAACTTTTTTCTTGCCATAACTTTTGTTTTATTAAATTTTTAAGCGTCAAATCTTACTATGATAGTCGTGTCGACATTATCTCGTTTACGTATAGGAGTTCCTAACTTACCTATAGCTAAAAGTTCTCCTTTTGAATTATACAATCCTACTGTTGTTATATACGGGGCCCAATAAGGATTACCGACATAACTGTTCGGTATTTCAGAATTAGCATCGTTATCAATTCGAATTGAAGGATTCATTGTAAAATTAAATTCATCCTCACGAAGTTTGCAAAGATATTCATGTTCATATAACGTAACTGTTGAATTATATTCTAAACGACATACATCTAAATTACCAGACCCAGTAATATTAGTTAAATAATTAACTACTTTATCGTTAAACATTCTATATCGACTTGTTCCGTATTTATACCTAGGATCTGACAGCACTATTATTCCATGCTCGTAAAATACATTTCCTACAGCATTTGTGTTTGTAATCATTAAATTTTCAGACGCTGTATACGATAGCTGGGTAATTTCTGACTGTTGTAATGCTTTATTAAAAATAAAAAAATTACTAATTGCTCCGTTAAATGGGTATCTTACCGTGTTTAATAAAGTTAATCCTTTAGACCCAATAAATACATCTGCTTGATTTTGTGTATTTCCTGCAGGAAGAGTTTTACTGTTAATATACTGACCATCTAGATACAATTCAATTACTGATCCTGTCTTTTGAAATGTAACATGTTTTCGATCTCCAATATTTAACGTATTAGTTAATTCTGTTATTTGCGTTCCGTTTGCAGATCTACATACTAACGTACTATCAGATTTTCTGTATATAATTTCAAACGGATATTGAGATATATTTGGGTTTACATTTCCTGTAATAATCGGAGCTCCGGTTCCGTTAGTAATAAACATACCAGTACCTGTAGTCGATTTAGATAAAATATACGAGTCAGTGGATCCGGTAGATTCTAAATATACCCAAAATGAAATAGAAAAATCTTGACTACGTTTAAAGTTAAATTCTTCTCGATTTGGTATACGCATATACGACCCTGAAAAATATGCAGCGTTACCCCATTTAATAGATGATACTAAAGGGTGCGGAGGTAAAGCTAAATCCGGACGAATCCAAACATTTTTTCCGGTTACATTTAAATCTTGAATAAGAGTATTAACTTGGAATCGATCAATTTCTGTACGAACAATTTCTGGTTCTGTTGCCGTCCAATTTTTTTCGTATGTATATCGATTGAAATCTAAATGCAATACTTCTCCACTAATCGAAGCACTTAATGCAGTGTCAATTAAATTTCCTTTCCCATCATCAATTAGCGACATTGATACAGAATTTAAGGATGAATTTCTTAAATGAAGTTTAACTGATCCTGGTTTAATTTGCTCTCCAAATTGTTTTTGTGGAATAGAAATTACTGAAGCTTCGTCATATAAAGTTCTTTCAATAGCATATGGGTCTGTATATCCGAAAGTTTCGTACGGTTGACCAGCTCGTTTATAGTATAAATGATTTAAGCTATACCAAACAAGAGACGCTTCTTTTTCATTATTAATATTAACTAGAAACGATCCTGTATCAGATTCTCGTTGCCAACTATCTAAAGTTACTCGATTACCGGAATATACATTTTTATTTGGTTTAATAGCTACTAGTCTGTCAGGACCTCCTGAATCTAAACTACTTGTAGAATCGTACCTCCATGACTTAAATACTTTAAAAGGAGTAATAGATTTATCTTGAGGACTAATTCGCTTAAATACGCCGGGTGTTGCCATAAATAGTAGATAGGCTCTTTAATATAAATATCAAAGAGCCTATTTATTAATGTTTTGTAAAATCAAAAATCCAATTTTACTTTGATCAATGCTTCGTTTGAGAACGATTTTTGTATTGGTTGAGACAATTTCGCAACTGCCAATAATTCTTGACGATCGTTATACATACCTACTGTAGTGATATACACTTTTGGATCTCCGATAAATGTAGGTTGAGCAAACTCTCCAACCGATCCAGTTACAAATGAAGGGTTATTTGAAAAATTATATTCTCCATTTTTAACTCGAACAAAATAGTGAGTTGAAGTAACCGTTTCTTCATTTCTAGCTTGAAATGCGTGGTCAATTGTGCTAATAGTCATTGCACCGGATATTGCAGTGTACAATTTCCAGGAATTATCACCCGCTACATTTGATCCTGTAACGGTATTAAAACTTAATTCAGTGTCTAATTTTTCTGCATTTAAAACAATAACACCCATTTCTGGATAAACTAACCCATAGTAATCAGGATTGGTTGCATTGTAAATTCCATTAGTAATAGATCCGGAAACAATGTTATATACTGGCCCAGACCCTCCTTGAAGATTAAGCGTTTCTTGAGCATCACCTGAATCGTCAATTAAAGTAATTACTTTTGTCTTAAGTGCTTTTACATTTGAGCCAGTGTGAACGTTATTAGCAACAAACGATCCACTTAAATTAGTAACGCTAAATTGCCAATTTCCTGGATCAACTTTATCGCGAATTCTAGCACGATTAAAATTAAGTGCATATATAGAATCAGAACTAGTACTATCTCCAAACGTAAATGATGTATCGCCTGGATTTAAAAGCAGTAACTTATATTGAGAATAAATAGCTCTAGAAGGAGCGTCATTTAACGTTCCTAAAGCTGAAGAGCCTGATCCTAATCGATGTCCATATGTTATAGAAAACTGCGGCTCTGCTATAGCTGAAGTTCCATCCCATACTTCATAATAGTAAGTTTTTTGAGTGGAAGTTTGTAGTGACCCCGTATACATTACAGACATTGTAGCTGCATTACCAGAAAACAATCCAGTCGTTACAAAAGTTTTTTGATTGCTAACAACATCAGAAGCCATATCAAACCGAGTAAATACTCTCCCGTTTGAAGCTAATTGGTTTTGAAGGTTCATACTCTGAACCATTTGGTTTGCCAAAATAGCCGCTTTATTGTCAATTATCGCTTGGATTTCTGGGGAAACTGTCCCGGCCGTACCCGTTGCGATAGTATTGCCACTTGTAATGTTATTAAATGCCTGGGTATTTGGTGAAACCTGCCCTAACCCAGTTGTTCTAATTACTCCCATATCTTTTTATCTATATTTTTATTTATTGAAAATTACTGCTACCTAAAAGTGAAGTTCCAGTTGCAGTAGCTAATACAGTTTTCTTAACAGTTAAGTTAAGAGTAGTTCTACCACCCGTTTCATTACCTATAATAGTAACTGTAGCACTTACATCGGAAATTAATTGCTGTTTAGCGATCAATTTAAATGAGAATCCTGTAGCGGATACAGACTGGGCTGATTCAGCGTCTCCAATAAATCTTGGGGTTGTTGGAGAAACTCCTGCAGCTACTGGTTGATCTACTTGCAGCTGAGCTACATCTGAATTTGACAGAATAGCGGTGTATCCTAAAGTTCCATTTCCATTTGTGAAATTTGTAGTGTTTGGAACTAAAGTAAATACCTGGCCAGGAGAAGTTAAAGTCACTGAAGCTTGTGGCAACTGAATTACTGGTATTCTTGATGTCTTCTTTGGTAACGTTACCAATTTATAACGCATAATGTTAGATTCATTTGAACTCGCTTCTATTAACGGCATATTTTCAATAATAATGCCATAATAGTTAGATCCTAATGGATGGGCTGGATTCCAAAGGTCATAGTCAATTTCATCATCTGCTAAAGCAAATTGAGTAATTTGAAATTCACTCTGTCCCATTGCTAATAGTTCCCTTCCTTTTTTAGTTAGGATTGCATCTACTGTTACAGACGCGTTATTTAAGTATCCCATGTTTAATTCTTTTTAATTTATTAATAAATATAGGTAGGTTAAATTTTTTATAGTTTATTCAACGTTTACATTAGTACTAGGAGTTACTGCAGGTGCGACTACTGTAGCGCGCTGGCCAGTAATTGATTGATTTAATGTAGTTAATTGATTTGATGAAAATACAATTCTATTTGGATTAACCTGGGTTACTTTAACTACCGGTCCACCATCTGTAGTTTCTGTAGAATTAACATTAACCGCGGGCCCGTTTATTTTACTGCCGTTCCACTTTAAGTTTGTGTATCCAGCTCCATGATCGTTATTTATTTGAGCAGGGACAAGGCTTGAGGAGTTTGGCAGTCGTAATGAAGCAGAATCAAATGTACTGTAATAATATTCTGGGGTTACTAAATATCCCGAAGTTCTAGAATTGTATACCGTCGTTTGTATAGGATCATACGACCCAGATTCAGTTATTCTATAACCTCCAATATACCTATGCTGAACCCATTCAGATTCTAAAATAGCATCCCCAATATTAGGATCAATTAATCCGGTATCAATATTGGATACCGTACCTTCAAATTCTATTACTGGAGTTTCAATCAATCCAGCATGCTGCGCGACAAACGTAGATGTTACAATTGACTCAGGGGTTTCAATATCCGCTTCAATATTTTGATACTCTCCAGAAGCTGTTACGTCAGTGCGTACTAATAATGAAGTGCTTAATCCTAAATTTTCAATAGTAGGTCGATTTTTAATCTTAACTCTACTTCTTTCTAAAACGTTCGGTTCTACTACTAACCCTGCAATTAAATTTGCACGTAACGGAACTAACCGTTTAATATATTTAAATACTGTAAAATCATATATTTCTAACGCGCGGAAATACGCTTCAAAGTCGTTTTTATTTTCATACTTTTTCCAATATTGTATCGCAAAATTATTTAACGCAGTATAATGATCTTCGTTAATGTCAGAAGGATCTCCAATATAATCGTCAATTTCAAAATATCCTAATTGATTAAATATATCTTCGTTAATTGCCGTTTGTGGAGAAAAATAAATTCCTAAACGATTTGAATCTAATGAATATCTATCATATGAAGACCGCTCAACTCGAGTTTTTGTATTTAATCTTTTATTAGGATCTAAACTTGCCGACTCAATTCGTATTTTTTGTGAATATAAACTTTGACCTCCTAAAGACGGCGAAGGTGTATAATAAGCTTCTTCAAATCCTTCAAACGTAATTGAGCTGGAAACATCATATCCTGTAAAATAAATTTTGCCTATGAAGTCTACATTTACTTGCTGATTTGGATGACCAGATTCTTGATAAAACGACCCACTGTATATCTTTTTATTAGACAATGTAAATCGTTGCAATAGATGATCATATGGTTTTGCAGCTTCCTCTCCTGTTGTTAATAAAGTACGATCTACATTAAATGTATATGTATTCGGAGAAGCTGCATGCTCTTCCAATGTAGCTTGATTAAGAGACCCTGACCAAATTCTAACTTCTTGATAATGACCGTTAAATTTTGCTAATGAATTTACTGTATCTCCGTTAGGTAATAGCGTGCTAGTTATTGATCTAGAACCTGAAGAAAATACAATTTGTTCCGAAGT